AAGACCAAGCAGGTCGAGCAAAGATGGGTGCGCATCGGAGGCAGGCCGAACCATCTTTGGGACTGCGAGTGCATAGCGCTCGCGTCCGCTATGCTTGCGGGGGTTTTGCCGATAGGCGCGGAGAGTTAGTATTTAAGCGGCTCGGCAAGGGGCAAAAAATAATTTAATTTTTTTCTTTTCAAAAATAAAAAAAGCGTAGATATTAAAAACATCGAAAGGCAAGAAGCCCGACGAAGAAAACCTAAAAAGAAAAAACAAAATGAAAAATCTCACAGGAAAAACACCAGCAGGCCGCACCGTTCGCGTTATCAATCGCTCACTCCCTTGGACTTCAGAAAAGATTTGGACGCTAGCTAACGGAAATACAATTTGGTTCGATGGAACATTTGAAGAATGTTCTGCAATGTTTTCCAAAGTAACAACTGAAGGATACCGCACAAGCGAAGGCGATATCCTCTAACACCAACCGGCGCGGGTTCAATCCCCGCGCCTTTTCTTTTGACATATCTCGCAATTTACTTCCCGTCACGCCTCTCAATGATGCGCAACAGATATTCTGAATCGACAGATGAAGCCTAGGGACGCCTAGGCGTAGGGTTCTTTTTTTGACATCGCCAACATTTAAATGGCGATGAACAAATCATTCTTCGGTCTGCCGCTTGCTACGTTGCAAGAATTGCAGTCCGACTTTACGGCGTGCTTGAAAGCAATCGCCGTTGCAGGCGCTTCGTATAGCATCGCGGGGCGCTCATTTACTCGCGCCAATCTCGCCGAGGTCGCACAGACGATAAAGGAACTGCAAGCCGCTATTGACAACGCCAGCGGGTCTCGTGTAAGAAGGTTCACGCCGACGTTCCCAACGCAACGACCATAAAATGCAAGACATCATCACCAAAGCTCTTTCTCTTGTATCTCCTAAGGCCGCATTGGATCGCATGGTCAACCAAGCCAAGCTCCGCAATTTCGGACGCTTTGACAGCGCATTGACGAGCGAGAAGCGAGGAATCTCACGAGGTGTTAGCGGCGGCGAAGACACCGCCGGAACTCGCGAACGCTTCGCACTTATTCGGGCCGCTCGCGATCTTGCAGACAATTTTCCGCCTGTTCGTTCGCTACTTCTCAAATTTGCAACCTACGTTTCTGGGCGCATCGCATACCAAGCTCGCACCGGCGATCATAATGTCGATACTCAGATCGAAAGGTACTGGAATAAATGGTGCAACGAGTGCGACTTCTTGGGCAGGCACAACTTCACAACGCTCTTGCAGCTTGCAGTAACGGCAATGCTCCGCGATGGAGATTGTGGATTTATCATCGTTCGAGACGGCGAAGATTTAAAGCTGCAAAGTGTAGAAGCCGACCGCATCGGCTCGCCTTACGACCGCACGGATACCGACAAATACATCGGCGGAATAAATGTTGACGATTATGGAAGACCCGTTTCATACACTATTTTTACGCGCACTATCAACAACCAGTATATTTCTCCTACTGATATTGTTGCAAAAGAGTTTATCCACCTATTCGATGCAGCAAGACTTGACGAATACCGTGGGCGGTCTGCTTTCGCTACTGCGCTGAACGCAACTCGCGACTTGCAAGAAGCGATCAAAGCCGAGGTGCAGGCGATCAAATACGCTTCATATCAAAGCGGAGTCATCACAACCGAGAGTGGCGCCGCAGACGCTGGCGATTATTTCGCACGCGGCAACTCGAACGATCAAGGCCAAGTTGCACGCCTTCAGTCGCTCGACCCTGGAACGGTCAACTATCTCGGATCGGGCGAGAAGATGGAAATGTTCAAGTCGGATCGTCCGACGGGTGCATTCGGTGAATTTATCCGTCTCATCCAAGCCCATATTTGTATGTCAGTCGGGCTTCCCTACGGCTTCGCATTCGACGCCGACAAGAGTGGGCCAATGGCACGCATGGAGGCAGCAATGGCAGAGAGAACATTCTTGAGGTGGCGTGGACTTCTTGAAGGTCAATTTTTAAACCGCATCAAGAATATTATTCTTCTCGATGCCGCCGCACGCGGACTCGTTCCCGATTCCGAATATTTGCTTGATGGTCGCTGGTGCTGGCCTGCCAAGGTTTCGATTGACTACGGACGTGAGGCAAATGCTGATATCTCGCTTTGGAAAGCTGGCTTGAAGACCGCAGGTCAGATTTACTCCGACATGGGCGAGGACTACGAGGAAGCACTTCGCGCAAGGGCCAAGGAGGCCGCGATGCTTGTATCACTCGCAAATGAGATGGATATTCCTGCCGAATATATTTCGGATTCTATCATTCCCATTCAAGCCGCCGCACCTATCGCAGCGCCTATCGTGCAAGAAGAGCCGAAGCCAGAACCAGAGCCAGAGCAAGCCAAGCAAGTTGATCTCGCAGACGAAAACAAGCCAAGCAAAGGCATGATCGCGGAAGCCTTAAAAGGTCTTGCTTGGCGCGAAGAATACAACAGAGGAGGGACTGCCGTAGGCGTTGCTCGCGCTCGCGATATCAGCAACGGAAAGAACTTGTCTGACGATACCGTTAAAAGAATGCACTCATTCTTTTCACGGCACGAAGTCGATAAAAAAGGTAAAGGATTCACTCCAGGTGAAGATGGGTTCCCATCCGCAGGCCGCATTGCATGGGCATTGTGGGGCGGAGACGCTGGGCAAGTATGGGCCGCTGACAAAGTCAAGGGAATGCAGGCATCCGCTCCAGAAACCAAGAAAGTATCGCTTGCCGTTCGCGATCCGTTCGGACGTATTACCGGCTTTGAGGCAAAGCATGAATTTGTTATGCCAACGCCGGAAAAAGACGAAGAGCAAGACGACTTCATCGGGCGCTGTATGGTGAGCGGAACCATGACGAGCGAATATCCAGAAGAGAGCCAACGCGTTGCCGTATGCTCCGCGCAATGGGAGAAAAAATAATGATAATCCAAGGAATCGCACTTGAAGCAAAACGCGCCCTGATGACAGGCGTCCACCAACCTAACGACGACTACCGAATTGCGCTCTACTCGGCATCAGCAAAGGTCGGGCCGCAGACTAAAGCATACACTCCAGAAGGTGAGATCAAGGGCAAAGGCTACAAGGCCGGCGGGGTTAAGCTCAAGGGATTCAAGACTGGCAGCGTTGGCAAGAATGCTTTTATGACATTCGACGATGTTGAACTAAAGAATGCAACATTCTCAACCGGCGGTGCGCTTGTTTACAATGCTAGCAAAGGCAACGCCACGCTTTGTATACTAAACCTAGGCGGTGAACGTCATGTATTTGACGGTGCATTTGAACTCAAATTTCCAAAGCCAACCGAAAACAATGCATTGATTTTACTTGCTTAAATATGAAACCAAGCCAACCCATCATCATTGACGGAGAAACCTATGATCTCTATACGCTCAATTTAGCAGTCACTTCAAAGTATCTTGGCAACGGCGGAGAAGATGCCAGCATTGCAATGCGCCTTATTCCAACGCGAATCGACAATGGACAAGTAATCACAGCGGACGCCGAAACTCGCGGACTTTCTATCGGAACGCTTGAAGGCGCGGACGCAGTAACAACCCAGACCGCACTTTCAATTCAATCCGCTCTCCAAACATTCATCGACGCGAAAGGACTCTGAGCCATGGCTAACTATCGCGCCGTAGCATCTGGAAATTGGAGCAATGGAGCAATATGGGGAGGCGGTGCAGTTCCTCCAAATGGTGCAGGTCACAGTATTTATTCTAATACATTCACGGTTACGATTGATACAAATGTGGATGTTGCGCTCATCACAAACCTTGCAAATGCAGGAACATTTGTTGGAGGGGGAACTGCCGCCTCTGGTGGGTTGTTCGCTTTAAATAATGGCGCTTCAGTAACATCAACAACAATTCAAGCTGGCGCAAATGGAGCAAATTTGATGACGCTTTCTGGAACGGCCTCGGCTTCTGTAAATGGCGCAATAATTGGCGGGTCTTCATCGGGGTCAAATTGCATTACGCATTCCTCGACTGGAACTCTGACAACAACAGGAACTATTTCCTCTGCTGCAAATACCAGTTCACATGGGATCACGGTATCGGGAAACGGAACATTAAATGCAACTGGAGATGTTTCCAGTTCAACTGGAGGAAACGCATTTGCGGTAAACATAACTAGTGCAGGCGCTACTATTTCAATAACTGGGAATTTAATTGCAGGGACTGGTGGAGCTGCCGTATCAAATGCATCAACATCATCTGTTACAGTTATTGGTAACATGACTGCATCATTGTCAGCAAGCGCTTTTGTATCGCCGAACTCTGCAGCAATAAATCGCCTGTCCGGGTCGTTTATAAATGCAGCAAACGGATATTCTGCAATTTATGCTGTCAAATATTTTTTAAACACTTCACCAATAGCAGCAAAAACACGTTATTCATTAAACGGATCAAGCACATATTTAGATATGTTCACGGCAGATAATTCGTTGGGTCAAGCGAGCATTTCTGACGTTCGATTTGGAACCGTTTATGCAAGCGGCGCATTGATTGGCGTTGCATATATTCCATCAGCAGGATCAGTTGCGGCAGGTGTTCCGGTAGATAATACGGTTGGAACGGCAACGCTTACTGCCGCTAATGTTCGCGCTGCTCTAGGAATGGCGAGCGCAAACTTAGATACTCAACTTGCAGCAATTCCGACCGCAGTAACAAATGCAAATGCAGTTAGAACTAACCTAGCAACCGAACTCGGGCGCATCGACGCGACAATTTCAAGTCGTTCAACATTGACCGCTGCAAACGTCAGAACAGAACTCACTCCAGAACTGACGCAAGTTACCGAGGTTCACAAGATACACGGTCTTGACATCGCAAATGCTCTTACCGTTACTCCAACTCTCCGATCAGCGGGGGCGATAACGCAAGCGATCACTGGAGATGGAACGACAAACACGATAGTTACCAGAATTTAGAATATGATTTTATCCCTGCTAATTGCTACGCAGGGCTTATTGCCAAGCCCATCGCCGCTCTCTATCGGCGTGCAGGGTTTGCTCGGCGTGCAGATTATCCCGCCAGTTCCTATTACTCCGACCGATCTTCCTGGAGGTGGAGGACGGCGAGACGAGCGCAGGGTTACGCTCTACGTTCTCGGCAACCGGCTCCGATATTCGGTCGCGAGCGTTGATATCAGCGCAGGCGCAAGAATAAATGTAACAGGGAGCGCATTTAATTCTTGCACATCCGACGCCGCACTTTCGATCAGCGCAAGCACAACGGCCAAGGGCAACCGAAACCATACCGGCACGGGCCGCGCAGGAGTCTCGATATCGTCCACGTTCGACGTTGTCGGATGCGAAGAAGAGAGCGAGCTTGAGGTTTATTTGATGGCACAAGCGGCAATGGAATTGATGGACAGCATTTGACATCCGCGCCTTCGCATGGATGTCATAGAAGGCGTTTCAATTATTTCAATCGGCGAAGCAAAAGGCCACGGGCTTTATGTGGACGAGCAGACTTTGATGGAAGTCAAAGCGTGCGCGGAGTCATACAAGGGCGGCGTGAAGGTCAACCTAGACCACGGCGCAGGCATTAAAGATATCGTAGGATTCGTAAACAATTTCCGCATTGTCGGATCTCAGCTTCTCGGCGATCTTAACCTTCTCGAAACATCGCCTATGCGCGATTACGTCTTGGAGATTTCAAGCAAACTCCCCGACACGTTCGGAATCAGCATCGCTTTCAGCGGGCCGATTCGCGAACTCGACGGAATGGCATTCGCAAGTTGCACGGAACTCTACAGCGCCGATCTCGTTCAAACGCCAGCCGCAAATGCGACCGGGCTTTTCAGTTTTACGGCAAAGCAAGTTGACAAATTTTTCCAACAAATGGAAGACGCAACAATCGAAATCGAACCAAAGGAGGACGAGGTCAGCATCGCCGACATCGTTTCTCGTCTCGCCGCTCTTGAAACCGCCTTCGGCGATTACAAGAACAAAATGGAAATGCCAGCCGAAGAGCCAGCCGCAGAGCCTATGAAAGAAGAAATGGCCGCTGAACTCAGCGCAATTTCCAAGCTCGAAGCCAAGCTCGACACGATCATCAGCAACTTCGGAGCCGCCCCAGTTAAGGCTTCGGTAGTCGCAGAAGAGAAGGTCGAAGAGAAATTCGACTTGAAAGCGATCATCACCCAGAAGACCGAGGAACTCGGCAGCCGCACCGAAGCGATCCGTTTCGCAATGCGCAATCACCGCGAAGCCTACATCGAGGCACGCGACAATAACCAACTCAACTTTTAATCCCACTTAATTTATGGCAACACAAAACGACCTAGGAATCCGGAGTTTCAACTTCGCTTCCGCTATCAGCGCCAACACTCTCGTGAGCGTGTCAGGCGACAACGCGGCGCAAGCCGCATCAACCGGAGCCGCAGCAATCGGAGTTGTCCAAGACGACACCGCCGCCGCTGATCAAGGCGCCGTTAAAATGTTTTTCCCTTCGCAGTTCGGCATCGTAGCCGCCGCCGGTATCGTTACCGCAGGCAGCTCCGTTTTTGCTGTTACCAACGGCACGATCGTTGGAACGCTTGCAGCAAGCGCCGCAACTCTCGGAATCGCGATCAACAGCGGCGTAGCCGGTGACATCGTGGAATACGTTCCTAAATTCAACCAATAATTTAATCACCCACTATGGCACTCTCATACACAACCATCCGCGCTGATATCGCGCAGGCCGTCTTTGAAGGTCTGTCGAATAAAAACAACCTGTTCATCGGAACAGACGTCATGCCAGTTTATAGCTCCGACGTTAAGTCTGGCGCTTATCTGAAATTGAATCTCGGCGATTCCGAGGCTCTCAATGATGACGCTCTCAAGATCGCTGCCGGTGCTGGATATCCCCGCACAAGCCGCCGCTTCACAAGCGATTCTTTCGACGCGATTGAATATGGTCTTGAGGAGGTTCTCCCTGACGCCAACCGCCGCGATCTTCATCGTTTCTTCGACACCGAAGTAAACATCGCCGCGATGCTCCTTCGCCAAATCCAAATCAGCCACGAGGCTCGCGTTGCTTCTGCAACATTCGCCGCAAATGGTCTGACAGCGATCAGCGCAAGCGCAGCCTACACCGACGCTAACATTACATCGTTCGACGTTCCCGGTGACGTGGCTTCCGCTAAATTGGAACTCGCCAAGTATGGCGTTCTTCC